CTCTCTTGTCAGAGATTGAGGATTCACTTTTTGTGAGTCCCAATCTCTTTTCTTTTGAAGTTGTCCTTGGAGATGATTTCGATCAAGTTGTCGTGAAGCACAACAAAGTTTCATTGTTTGTTGTTCGCTCAAGTTTTGCTCGAGGTTGCTCCGAGGCACTTCACAACGCAGTTCTTGTTCTGCTTCGATTAGCAGACAGGACAACAGACGATCGCATATGCGATCTGCCAACTGAACCCATTGTGGGACCTTTCAAAGCCGATTGCCATCTCAAGGCAACACAGTTTGATGCCCCTGGTCTTGACCCTGCTGAAGCTTGCAGGGTTTTAGACATTGGGATCGGCGACAGAGGCACTTTTGAAGAAAAGTGCAAGAAATGGTCTCCTTATGGAGTCTGCATTGTGGTTTTTTGCCAACATGCTCTCTTACATAAAGGACCACTTTCTGATGACTTCCTTAACTTCATGGCTGCGATCCAGCCCTCTGTTGAGGAGGCAAAGTCGGCTTGTCCGGGAGAAATCCAGAGATTTCTGGATGATGCTTCTCGGCAAATCTTTGTGCCCATTGATGATCAAGTGAATGCCCTTGATGCTTCAATGGTTTCCTTGGAGGAATCCAAGGAAGATCTGGATCAAGACGATCTTTGGGATCATGCTGCCCAGAAAGCACAAAATCACAGGCGAGACCTTAAGACAAAGATCCAACAAGCTTGTGATGACCTTGTCCCACACTTGGAGAAGGATGATTACTGCAAAACAACAAAATTGTTCCGCATGCTTTTCATCACTTCTAACCCTCGCAAGCCCTTTGTCGTTGATGATTTTTCCTACATAGACGGGAGCAAATTACTCTCGAAAATGCAGGAAATCACTGACTCTTTAAAAGCAAAGGGTTTGTTTGGAAATCCTGATAAGGACAGACTCCATTATCAGGATATATGTCGTTTGAAAAAGTCTGAGGAAAACGACATATGGCTCTGTGATAAGAGCCACCACCCGGGATTGAAAAAACCTCTTTTCAAACCAGATGACTCTCCAAGCCACTCCGACACTTATTTGACTGAGGTACCGGACTTGCTCGGGGAAGCAATCGAACAGGTGGGATCTCTCTTTGTCACGTCGGCCCATTTCGAGCCTTTGGACAAAGAGATGGCGCTTTTTTGGGAAGCCACATCCTCTGTCAAAGAAAAGCTTTTGTCTGAGACAGAGATGGATTCTCAAAAACAAGACCTCGAGAACTATTGCGGTTCTGAGATCTTTTTCTCTTGTTGGCTCATAAGCCAGATCATGTTTGAAATTGCTTTCAGCAGAACAGCTGGAGCATTTTCAAGCATCTATCTGAAGCCTCTGTTTGGCGGGCGTCTTTGGCTCCTTCTGAAAGTCATAGATGCCTCCAAGAACGTGATGTTCTCGCTTGTTTTCCATGAAAACAAATTTGGTTCTGGCATGCCTGCAGGAACATACAGGCCTTTGCTCAGAATCGGAAACACCGGTTTCTTGATGACCAAAGGAGAGACTGTCACAAGAGAACAGGAGAGCTTTTGGCTTTCCTTGCCTTTCAAAGTTGCAGGTCTGAGAGCAACTGCGAAATGCTTCTCGCAGAACCCAGACTACATTCGAAGGTATGCTGCTTTTGCAGCAATTGTTATGTCCAGTTGCAAACAAGAGGATGCTGATTGTTTGAATCAGTACCGTTATTTCATTTGCCAAATCCTTGGAAATGACTGTGCAAATCTGGACAAGTGTCTGGCTGGTTTTCCAGCGATCAGGCACTCATACCTTTCTCAAGTTTTGATACAAAGGTTCTGTGCGATGGCTAAAAGGGATCCAAAGCCCTCACTCAAAAACTTCAAGATGAGAGGTTTTCGAGAACCCATCACAGGTACCTTGATCAGTCGGCCTGAAGAGGCCCTGAACATATCAAACTTTTACTCCCTCCATTCTCGAGATGCTGCAGAAGATGTCCGATCTTCTTTCAAAATTCTCGAGAAAATGGAGAAGAAGAGAAAGGAAGCACTTGGCTTCACCCGTGACCAAATCATGGGTGAAGGGGATATTTGGGATTGTCATCACGTTCTTTTTGCCATGAAGACAGTGTACGAAGATCTAGGCATCTTTGACAAAATTCCAGATATCGTTCACGATTTTGTTGAGGAATGTGACAGACGATCTGTATCATACTACTCAACCCCAAAAGCATCGATTCCATCTCTCGAAGTTTGGGAAGAGAGAACCAAGTGCTATGATGCTTGCAGGAGATATGCAGATTGGCTGGGAGAACATCCTCTCAGCAATCTTTCTCACATTATGTGGGCTGCAAGGCTCGCATTTGTGTTGGAATTGTTCATGAAGGCGCAGCTCACTGGCTGCAGAACAATCTCAATTATGCACATCTTCCAGCGAATTGCCACCTCCATGCTTGAAGTCTTATCAGAGATCTTGGCATATGCCTTGGGCAATGAAAAGATCTCAAGGCCTCATGATAAGACCAAAGTGCTCAAAACCTGGATGTCTGATCCAGAAAGAAACAAGTATTATTACTTTGTTATGAGCATTGACATGAAGGGTTGGGCTGAAGGATTTTTCGTCCTTCTCTTCCTTCTTGTATACATTGCCCTATTCCAGGATGAACCAGAGTATGGGAAGTTGTTGCCTCTTATCATGCAAATTGTTCAGATGATGGCAAACAAGAAGGTAAGAATCCCCGAAAATGCCACAAAGAGCTTCCAGGGATTCTGGGGAAAGCAGTATGAACCTCCGGAAGAACTGGATGAATTAGCTAAACTGGCTAAAGCATGCCCAAGCACGAGGCTTGAGGTCATGTACCCTCGTGGCATGCCTCAAGGTGTGTTTCAATACACGTCTTCGGTGGTCCACGCATTGTTAGACCACTTCTTAAGGCTACTAATCTTGAACAAGATTGGTATTGAGGGGACAGATTACGAGAGTGCAGTGACTTCAGACGATCAGTACATTGCAATTCGGGTGCCTAAAGCATCTCCTCTTGCAACTCGAGCAAGGCTAGATCCCATATTTGCCCAAATCCCCTTCCTCATTCAGGAAGAATGTTCCAAGTGGGGTCTGGAAATGAGCACCAAGAAAAGCTCTTGGTTCTATGGTGAGGCTGACACAGTACTGGTCGAGCTCAACTCACTCTTTTTCCTTGGGAGACGACAATTTTTCCTGATTCCAAACTTTGTTGTCGACTTGTTTGACCTGAGCGGAGAACTTGACTTGTGCAAGCGATCCTATCAGGCTGCAAACATGTTATCCCAAGCAGTCGCTCACGGCTTGTTTGGCAAGTCCGTGGCAACCTGCGAGAACATGCAGGCCTGGCACATGTTCAGGATTCTTGGATTTTTGAATCCTGACAGGCCAGTTTTTGCAAAAGTTCTCAGAGAATATCCCTTGCCTGTATTGGGCTATCCTTGTTGGTCAATGCCCAATTATCCGGGGCTTCAACCCGAGCAAAGATACTGGGAATGGTTATTGAATTCCCAATATCGCGACAAGGCGATTCGTTGCCGTGAGCTTGGTGTATTCTCCACCGATGGCTCAGGCTTTTGTCTCCAACCAGCATTGTTGATGAACTCAGACAAAGAGACGAAGACCGAGAGAAGACAGCGCCTTCTAATCGATCAACACTTTTTGTGTTCAGAAGATGAGGCAAAAACTTGGCTGGAGGAGCATCCCGAAGTTGTGTTGAAGACAGATAAAACCAGTGAGGAAATCTTTTATCTTGAGTCCTTCGTGATGAGTAGGAGGATTGACTCTAACTCAGATGCAAGGCTTCTAGAAACCAAAGTGGTTTCGTCTTCAGCATATATTGGGACTGAGAGATGTTTCATTTGTTTCTTGAAAGAAGGACGATCCTTCTCCAGGAAGAAACTCTCTCTATTGGAAATATTGGACCTTTTGTCTGGCAAATCAGAAGGTGAATTTTGCTTCAGCCTTCCATCTTTGCCTGACTTTGACGAGACAGACATTGCCATTCATTGCAATCCTCTAGATCGCCAAATCTGGACAACACAAATGTCCAGATATTCCAATATTGAAGAACCTTTGAAAGATGTACTTGCTTTCAAACATTTTGGAATTGCACCAAAATTTCATTTTGATGCAACCTCACTGGAGCAAAGATGGTCAAGAATAAAGGAAGAGTACACCTTTGTTCGAGACTCTTTGGAAGAGACATGCGAGCAGCTCAATATGACCAAGTTCCAATATGCACTCTTGGTTTCGACACTTTTGTCGAAGCCTCCAATGTACCAATACACCAAGCCCATTGACTTGCCTGTATTGTGTGACTTGGATGTTGGGCCATGTCTCAAGGACACACCGATGGTTCCAAGCTTCAGGCCGGGTGACAACACAAACATAGCTGCACTTGCTATTGGTCCAGACACAAAGTCTATATCAGATGCAGATATAGATGCTTTGTTTCTGAATCAAGAAGCAAATAAAACAGTTAAGTATGTGTTAGGGCACACCAGACAAATGGCAGACTTGCCGGATGAAGCAATTCTGTCAGCTGATACCTGGTCCAGGGACACTGGGTGTGATTTTGCTTTCTATTCCAAAGATGCTTGTCTCTGGAAAGAAGAAGGAAGCACCTTTGGTTACTTCGCAGGTGACTTCCGAAAATGCCAGTGGCTGGAGCACTGGTTTCAGAAGGTAATGAAACTCCATTGGGGCCATATTACCTTCTTTAGAAGGGATGTGTCTCAAATCCCAAATTTGGAATGTGATAGACCAACACTTGTGGAGTATCCTTCCAAAGTCCTTGTTTATGTTCGACACAAAAACAAGGATTCGGTTGTCGTCGCTTCTGATACCAAAATGGCACTCAGATCGGCTTCTCTCGCTGAAACGCATCCTGACGACGACTTCCAAACCATCTACGAATCCTGGGTTTTGGGGGGTTGTCCCTCAAAAGATCAGATCTTGGATCTGATGATTCGTGACAATGATTTTTTTAACTGGGTCGACGATCATGTGCAAAAACTTAAAGGTCCTTCGACATCTGTCAACATTTTCAGACAGACGTCGATCTTCCTTAGCTCTTTGCAACCAATCGAAGATCAGTTAACTTCTATCTTGGATTCACAGGATAGTTTCCAAGAAAAGAAGAGAAGGTTGGGCTTGCTCATTGGACACCAACAAAGGCGTCACGCGATGGGCTAAGCCCAACCTAGAAACTCATTGAGAG